CTCCTACCATAGCGCCGTCAAGCATGGCGGCTCAAGGCATGGGCATTGCTGGCATTCCGATGACTCCGATTTTAGGTTAGTCATGAAATGTCGGCATTGCGGTAAAGAGATTGAAGAGGATTCGGTGGACAAGGTTCCTTCGTGTTCCCATTGCTATCTGCCTTGGTTTTTCTTTTTAAGTCGGAGGGACTATGAACTGTTGGCATTGTAGTACCGAGTTAATTTGGGGCGGCGACCATGACATAGATGACGATGAGGACTATGTTATGGAGACGAACTTGTCGTGTCCTAGATGTAGAACGTTGGTAATGGTTTATTATCCCGCAGAGGAACAAGATGACCCTTCAGAGCTTTGACGCGCTTCCCGAGGAGGCGTTGAAAGAAATACTGGCGTTAACTGAGGCCAAGAAGCGGCTTGATTTGCAAGAGCAGGCGCAGAACAAGTTCATGCCGTTCGCGCATCATGTGTATGAGAACTTCATTGAGGGGCGTCATCATAGGGTGATTGCGGAAAAGCTGGAGGCTGTGGCTCGTGGCGAGTTGAAGCGGTTGATTATTAACATGCCTCCTCGTCATTCGAAGTCCGAGTTTGCGAGTTACCTGATGCCTGCATGGTTTTTGGGTAGGAACCCTAAACTAAAGATAATTCAGGCTACCCATAATACAGAACTAGCTGTACGTTTTGGTAGGAAGGTCCGAGATTTAATTGACGATCCTGCGTATCGGGAGATTTTTCCGGAGACGAACTTGAAGGAAGACAACAAGGGCGCGGGAAAATGGGGCACTGACAAGGGCGGCGAGTACTTTGCAGCGGGTGTTGGTGCTGCGGTCACGGGTCGTGGTGCGGATTTGTTTGTGATTGACGATCCACACTCGGAGCAGGACGCTATGAGCGACACTGCGTTTGATCATGCGTATGAGTGGTACACTTCTGGTCCCCGTCAGCGTCTACAACCGGGGGGTGCAATCATAATTGTCATGACTCGGTGGGGTAAGAAGGACCTTACGGGTCGATTACTGGCCCGACAGGGCGGTGACATCATGGCAGACAAGTGGGAAGTGGTAGAATTTCCTGCAATCATGCCTAGCGGCAACCCTTTGTGGCCTGAGTTCTGGGAAAAAGACGCATTACTTGGAATTAAAGCGTCTCTGCCTGTCTCAAAGTGGTCTGCGCAGTGGCAACAGAGGCCCACGGCCTCGGAATCTGCGATTATCAAGCGCGATTGGTGGCAACCGTGGGAGCAGGACAAGATTCCGCCCTTAAAGTACGTCATGCAGTCGTATGATACGGCGTTTTCAAAGAAGGAAAGCGCGGATTACAGCGCGATTACGACTTGGGGCGTGTTTAACCCGCTAGAGGGCGGTCCTGACCACATAATTTTGATGGATGCGCAGCGTGGTAGGTGGAGTTTCCCTGAATTAAAGGAAATTGCCTATGATGAGCACGAATACTGGGAACCAGACATGGTTATCATAGAAGCCAAGGCCACTGGACAACCTTTGATAGACGAATTACGTCTCAAGGGCATTCCTGCCTTGGGTTTTTCTCCGGGCAGGGGCAAGGATAAGGTCACTAGGATGCACTTGGTAGCTCCGTTGTTTGAGGCGGGGGTGGTTTGGTATCCGATGGACAAGAAGTTTCCTGAAGAGGTCATCGAAGAGGTTGTATCTTTTCCGTATGGTGACAATGACGATTATTGTGATAGTATGACCCTAGCTTTAATGCGTTTTCGGCAGGGTGGTTTCATCTATCTGGACGGCGAAGATGACCAAGAGGATGAGTGGAAACCTCGTAAACGGGAGTATTACTGATGGTGATGTCACCAGACATAGAAGTACCGATTAATGTGCCTATGGAGTTTCCTAACGGGGCCGAGGTTATTGATGACGGCATGGGCGGGGCGATAGTCCAGTCTATGGAAGAGATGCCTATGGATATACCTGATGACATCCCGTTTGATGCAAACTTGGCAGAATACTTGGATGACGGCGTTCTTGGCGAGATATCCTCTGATCTTCGTGGGTTATACGAGGAAGACTTAGAGTCGAGGTCCGATTGGGAAGAGACGTACACCAAGGGGTTGGATTTACTTGGGTTAAAAACAGAGGAGCGCACAACTCCGTTTGAGGGTGCGTCCGGTATTGTGCATCCCATGATTAGCGAGAGTGTCACGCAGTTTCAGGCACAGGCATACAAGGAGCTTTTGCCAGCGGGTGGCCCTGTTAGAACTCGTCTTATGGGTTTGCAGGACCAAGCTCGTGAGGATCAGGCCAATCGGGTAGAGCATTTTATGAACTACCAGATTACGGAGATCATGGAAGAGTACGATCCGGACATGGATCAGATGCTGTTTTATCTCCCTTTGTCTGGCTCTACGTTTAAGAAGGTTTACTTTGACCCCACTAAACAACGCGCAGTTGCACAGTTTATTCCAGCACAAGACTTAGTTGTGCCGTACTCTGCGTCTGACTTGGCTACGAGCAATCGGGTTACCCATGTTTTGCGTATGGACATCAACGATGTACGCAAGATGCAGGTTGGCGGCATGTATCGTGACGTTGATCTGAAGGAGGGCGGCGAGGTTGAGGCTGACTCTGTTCGTCAGAAGGTTAACGAGCTAGAGGGCTTATCAAAGAATTACTCAGACGATGTTCTGACGGTGCTAGAGATGCATGCGGACATGGACATTGATGGTTTCGAGGACATAAACCCTGAGACAGGGGAACCATCGGGCATAAAACTGCCATACATCATTACGATTGATGACAACTCGGGACAGGTCCTGTCTATTCGGCGCAACTATGACGGCGCTGACCCCGTTCGTCGTAAGCGGCAATACTTTGTTCACTACAAGTTTATGCCCGGATTAGGGTTTTATGGCTTTGGTTTAGTGCATATGATTGGCGGCTTAGGTCGCGCATCAACTAGCATTTTGCGACAGTTAATTGACGCTGGTACATTAGCCAATCTTCCGGCAGGATTTAAGGCTCGTGGTGTTCGAGTTCGTAACTCTGATGAGCCACTGCAACCGGGAGAGTGGCGGGACATTGATGTTCCGGGCGGTGCAATTAGGGACTCGATAATTCCTCTGCCATACAAGGAGCCTTCGGCTACCTTGGCACAGATGCTTGGCGGGTTGGTTGCAGATGGCAGACGCTTTATATCTGTAGCAGACCAACAGGTTCCAGACATGAACCAAGAGACGCCAGTCGGCACGACTGTTGCGTTATTGGAACGTGGATCAAAGGTTATGTCCGCGATTCACAAACGTTTGCACTACGCGCAGAAAACCGAGTTCCGGCTTTTGGCGCGTATCTTCGCTGAAAACCTACCTCCTGTTTACCCATATGAGGTTTCTGGGGCACCCCAGCAGGTTAAGGCGCAAGACTTCGACGGCAGGGTTGACGTCCTCCCAGTCAGTGACCCTAACATTTTTTCGATGGCGCAGCGCGTTACATTGGCCCAACAACAACTCCAGTTGGCTCAGTCAAACCCGCAAATGCATAACCTCCATGCGGCCTATCGTAGAATGTATCAGGCGTTGGAGGTGCAAAACATTAACGAGATTCTTCCTCCCCCTCCACAACCGCAGCCAAAGGACCCTGCGATGGAGAACTCGGATATAATCTCTGGACAGCCAGCTAAGGCGTTCCCTCCTCAAGACCACGATGCTCACATACAGGCTCACTTGAGTTTGTTGAATTTGCCAATACTTCAAAACACTCCCCCTGTTCTGGCAGGACTGTTTACTCATGTGTTGGAGCATGTCTCACTGAAGGCCCGTGAAGCGGTTATGGAGCAGATACAGTCTATTGTTGCGGGACCACAGCAACAGATGCAGCAACTGCAACAGATGGCTCAGGCGGGAGCTATATCGCCTCAACAAGCCCAGCAACAGATGCAGCAACTGCAGCCACAACAGTTTTCTCCTGAGCAGATAGAGGCTCAGGTTGCGATTGTGGAAGCCGAGTTGATGGCGGATATCATGCCTCGTTTGGCAGCGGGTCAGAAGAGTGGTGGGGAAGACCCACTGGTTCAAATCCGCATGCAGGAACTTCAGATCAAGCAGATGGAAGCGGAGCACAAAGCTGCGATGGATCAGGCTAAGATTGAAATAGAGGGTGCCAAGCTGGAGCAACGTGCGGTAACGGATGCGGCTCGTTTGGACTTGCAGGAAGAGATTGCCGACAACCGAAACGAAGTAAACCAAGATCGCATTGAGATGCAACGTGAGTCTATGATGCGGAAGGGCTTAGGATAATTGTGCGCCCATGATAGACCCTGTAACGGCATTTGCAGCCGCTAACGCGGCCTTTAAGGGCGTTAAAATGTTGGTTGGCGCTGGTCGTGAGATACAGGATGTCAGCAAGCAACTTGGCGCGTGGTACGGTGCGGTTGCTGATATTTCCAAGGCGGAGTCCCAGCGCAAGAAACCTACGTGGTTAGATAAGCAGACTCACGGGACCGATAACATAGAGCAGCAAGCTATGGATATCGTGATCCGAAAGAAGACTTTGCTTGAAAAAGAAAAAGAAATTAAATTTATGCTGGACTACAGGTTTGGCTTGGGAACCTATGACGAGATGCTGGGTATGCGCCGTAAGATACGCGCTGATAGAGAAGCAACAATTTATGCTGCTATGGAATCTAAAAGGCAGTTGGCTAACAACGCGGCTATTGGCGGTTTGAGTTTGGGCATAGTCGGCGTGTTGGGTGGTGGGATTTATTTAATAGTATTGGCTACGCAATGATACACGCTCTTATATTGTCTGTGGCACTTGCTGGTGTGGCGAACCCAACTCATGTTAAATGTCATCTTTGGAAAAGGTTTACGGACGTAAATGATCAAAAGATATGTGTGTATAGATTCAGTGCGGGTTTTGGTGGGCTGGGATATCATTACCCTACGCTTAGTTTTTCAGAGTGTCCGAAAGTATTTAGTTGTGTCTATGAGAAGAAAGATAAACGCCCTAGTTTATCGGAAATATTAGATGGCCTGAAAGGAGGGTTCTAATGTCTATGACTTTTAAGACGATACTGGAATATCGGTTGATGCCGAGACTTATGATGTTTGTAATGACCGTGATGTATATACGGGTTCTGGAGTGGGGGATGACTTTAGAGGATTTGTCCACACAGCAGTCCGCGATGATATCAATTTGTTCTGGGTCCATGACGGGCGCGTTTGCGGTATGGCTAGGATCAGAGAAATGATGGCGCTGTTAGGAAGTTTACTGGGCTTTGGGAGTTCTTTTCTTCCCGAGGTTCTCAGTTATTTTAAAGCTAATCAAGTGCAGAAGCATCGTATGGAGATGATGCAGCTTGAGACGCAGTTGGCGCAAAAACGTTCTGAGATGAAGCTGGTTGAGCTTGATAAGCAGGCGGACATTGCAGAAACAAAAGGGTTGTATGAGCATGACCGATCTATTGACGCTGGAGGCTTTATCAACGCTCTTCGGGGCAGTGTTCGTCCTGTTATTACTTATGCCTTCTTCGGATTGTTTGTAGCAACCAAGGTGGTCATCATGGTCAAGGTGGGACAATCTGGGGGTGATTGGACGGAAGCGGTAGAGCTTATGTGGGACCCAGAAACTGCCGGACTCATGAGCGCAGTTTTAGCTTTCTGGTTCGGAAATCGGGCCATATCCAAGTACGCAGCTAAATGACCGAGAAGGTAGTTCCTTTTCCAAAGCTATCTGAGGCTGACCAACAGTGGCTTGACTTAAAGAAACAACAGGAACTTATTCGGCAACAAGCTAAACACATAGAAAGTAAAGGATGAATCATGGGATACAAGTTAGGAAAACGAAGCCTGTCAAGGCTCGAAGGAGTCAACGACGATCTGGTAACTGTCGTGAAGTACGCTATCGGCGTTACGAAGCAGGACTTCAGTGTGATCTGCGGTCTGCGAACGATAGAGGAGCAGAAGGCCTTAGTTGCAAAAGGGGCCTCGCAAACCATGAAATCAAAACACATTGACGGCAACGCCGTTGATCTGATGGCTTATTGTGATGGTGGTGGCAGATGGGAACTCAACCTGTATGATGAGATTGCTGATGCTATGAAAGAAGGCGCAGAGGCCGCAGGGGTTAAACTACGGTGGGGCGCTGCGTGGACTATTGATGATCTGGGTGCTTATGATGGGACAGCAGAACACGCTATGTGTTCGTACATAGATACACGCAGATCACAGGCTCGAAGGCCCTTTATTGATGCTCCACATTTCGAGATCATGTTCTAATGCATGTGTTCGTCCTCATGCTGTATTTAGGGTATGGGGACGCTAGGTCTTTGGCTGTGGATGATTTGTACTTCTACCAGTTGGATGTTTGCAACAGGGTGGCGAAGGCTCTTGTGGAGCGTTACAGTACCCACGGCATTGGTTTATCAGATCGCGCTGTGGCATATTGTGTGCCCATGAAAATTGACACTGACGAAACTAACGTGTATTGATAAGCATACTTTATCTAGGGAGCCGGACATGGCGATGAAGAAAAAAGGTAAGAAGGCTGGCGGCAAAGTAAGAATGCAGGTCGGTGGTCGCGCTAAACCCAAAGGCATGAGAGTCGGTGGTCGCGCTAAACCCAAGGGTATGAGAGTTGGCGGTCGCGCTAAAC